CTACCTGCCTTATCTGCTATGGTATCTACATTTAATTGACTTGTCATACGATACTCCAATAACCATTAACAGTAACTGTCGCTGATTGTGTTATAGGACCTGCAGATAATCCGTTGGTTGTTGAACTAATTGTTATGTCTGCACTTATAGTCTGTCCATTTGTTCTGATGATACTGTTGTTACCTAAGAATGGATATCTGTCATCTGATTCGGTTTTAGTGTAAGTTTCGTTTACGGAGAACACATCGTAAACAACCATTTCTACGTGGTCATTTAAACTTGCACCTTGTACTAATACAACGCTTGTCCCTGTTGTTGCAGCATAATCTGTTCCTGCTTTGAGCAACACACCATTCTGATACACATCCATATATAAAGTGTCTGTGTAGGCTAATGTTAAGGAGTTTGCATCACTACCACTGAAAGATGTTTGACCTTGTGTGGCTTGATATACAAATCTGTTTCTTACTCCATTGGTAGGTGATTTACCTATATATGCCATAATTTACTCCTTAACAAGCCATCAATACGCAAGGCACTAAATATGTGCCATCATCATATGTGTGTGATACGTTTGTTGATGTTACTTTTGCTATTGTTTTACTTCTTACAATATCATCACCTTGAGGTTTTGCAGTTCCATCTCCTGCACTCATTAACAAATCACCTCTAGCTACTGTTGTTCCTTTTGCAATTCTTATAACCATATCACCTGTCATTGCTACGTTCATATCACTTGTGTAAACTTTATCATCATTATCCCAATTTACAAATACTCCTGCAACATTAGCATCACCTTCAACACTAGATACTGCCATACAGTTTAATTGGTCGTTATCTTCTGTCACACCATCTGTTGTCCATTCTGCCATTTTATCAAGGTTAGTCATTACTGTGCCTTTAACTATAGTATTGTCACGAGTGTTATCTGTTAATTGTGAATAACGAGATAAATGACCACCATTGTAAGATACTGAAGTACCACTTACTGATATAGTTCCCTCAGTATTACTCGCCTGTCTTAAAATTAAAATGTCTCCATCACTTGAAAGACGATTGAGTATAAGTGGACCTCCACCATCTCTAACCATTGACGCACCAGTAGCACCAAAAAAAGCTGCTCCTGCAGTGGTATTGTCTGCTGACGATTTTCCTATAAGAAGATTACCACTAGCATTTATTCTCATACTTTCATCTGTTGCAGAGCCATCAGTCTTTTTAAATATTATTTCTCCATCTGATGAACCATCTCTAGCAGTAAGTATTAAAGCACCACTTGTTGATTGAATTGTAGCTATATCATTTGTGCCAGATGAATCTGTCATTGTGATTGTAGGGTCATCGCTAGTTATAACTACATTATCAGTTACAGTTCCAATTCCACTACCTATAATTTTAGTTAAAGCCATAGCTTACTCCCTATGCGTATGGACTGTCACCTAATACAGATGTATCCCAAGCTGCCTTGAGCTTCGCAATAGTATCTGCACTTGATATCGCACTTGCTGCAGGTGCATCTCTAAGAGCTTTCTTCTTAGTTACACTAGCTGATTGTGCAGAGGAATCTCCCTCTTCAAGAGCTTTCATATACACTACATCTTCTGCTTCTAGTAGTGGTTTTCTTACTTCTCTGATTTTATCTTTGAAGATTGTTTTTGCTGTTGCTAAGTCTTCAGAAATAACTTTTCCATTTAATGTCCAAGCTCCTCTGAAATGTCTATCAGATGGCTTAGTTACTGTTGAAGCCTCAACTGTATTACCATCTTTATCCATTATATATGTTGTCGGCATTGTGTTCTCCTTTAAGCTGCCTTATGAGTAGCTATTGTTTCCTCATCAATTCTCCAAGCATTTCGCCACTCTCTTGTGCTTGGAAGTTGATTCTTTTTACAAATTACTAATCTTGGTCTATTAGCTTTTTGATATTCTCTCCATACTCTTTGTGGTATGTCTTTCATAATTAAATATTCTATTGCTTGTTCTTCTGTCATTGCTTCAATAGGTTTAGTATTGTGTAGCAAATAACCTCTTGTATGCTTCTTGAAGTCAGGCTTTGCTTCATCTTCTTGTAATGCCCAATACACTTCTACAGGTGGTAGTATGCCACCTTGCAATGCACAAGCCATCCAATTAGGGTCAGGTATAGTTATCTTAGCAGGTGAATCAGGTTCTTCAGGGTCTTCCCATACAACACGATATTCTGATTGTTTACCTTCTAATTTTTCTTTTGCCCAACACAATCTTTCCCATAAATGTGTTCCTTGAAACTCAGGTGTTTTTATTGTCATGCTAAATCTCCTGTAATGTGAGCTGCAACATATCCTCCATCTGCTGCTGAACCTGCTGTAGTAAATTGATTAACATAAACTTCATCTGAATCTTTAGGCATGGCAACTGCAATATAGTTTCTACCATCATTATCACCAAACGTACCCATACAAGAAGTAGTACCTGCATAATTTGAATCACTCATAGCATTAGCTAATGTTAATACGGACAGTCCAGTTCCCCCATCAAACATAGAACTTACATTAAAACTATCTCTTACTCCAGTCATACTAGCAGGGTCAGTAATACTTGCTTGGTCAAAATCTATCCAACATTTTATAACTCCATTAAAAATGTAACTTGTATCTATAGACTTTTCTGTATTCGTATTAACTTGGTCAGATGTTGTTAATGTATCAAATGCTATTGTTCCGTTTGCCATTATGCTAAATCTCCAACTACTTGTTGTGCGTTATATGTGGTATCATTCCCAGAACCATCACTAAAAACAAAACAATCTGCACGATATGAACCTGTTGCTAAGTTAGTTATATAATGCACCGAAGTGCTATCGTCTGTACCAGAAAAATCACCACCTGTAAAATTTACACAATAATTTGCATTGCCCATATTATTTGTAAAATTTAAATCAAAAGTTCCTGTGCTTCCTCTGTCCACAAGAGATGTGTAATTAAAGCTATCATACACTCCATCTAAATCTGTTCCAGAATCAGCAGTACCTGCATTGTATGTTATCATACATTTTGTTAGTCCTTGTTGCAGATTAGTTGTTGTAGAACCACCTTCTCCTGTAACATTAATACTACCTGCTGAAGTTGTACCTGTTAAGGTGTTTGTCTTTATGGTACTCATGCTAAGTCTCCAAAAAAATTTAAAGAAGCTCTACTTGCATCTTCTCTACCGGGGTTGTCTGCTGCTGTAGCACCTTCATTGTTAACAAAATCTAAACTATCTGTAGCAGGTTCAGTTCCAGTATTATCATGTTCGTATTCAAATGTTATAGCCATAAATTTTCTGCTATTTGTCCCTGCCATTCTACAAGTCATAGAACCAACAGAGTAATTAGCATTACCAAAGTTGTTAGTAAAAGAAACTCTTCCCTCTCCCGGATTTCTATCTAAATAACTTGATATGTTAAAACTATCTAATAAAGCAGCAGTGCCAGTCATGTTAAACATACATCTTGCTTTAGCAGCTTCTTGATTAGTAAGTGTTACTGCACCACCACCTGTGCTTTGTACTGTATCTACTTTGATTGTACTCACGATGTCACCAACCTTCCACCACTCTCAACTGTCAATGTTACACCACTAGCGACAGTTAAAGGACCTGTAACTTGTGCATTCTCTGTAGCAAGTATCGTTACGTTAGAAGTTAAACTTTGTGCATTTGTTCTAAACATACCACCAAATTTAAAATTACCTTTGTTCTCTGCTGCAGGAGTGATATTGCCACCTGCTAACTCTAAAAAATATACAAAGATATTGTTTGTCCCACTGGCAGGAGCTGCACTAAAAGTAAGAGTAGACCCATCAGGAATAGTATAAGCAGAGCTATCTTGGACAACACCATCAACCGATACAAGTATGTCTTGGACATTTGATACTGTTCTACCTAATGCGAATGTAGTGTCACTTCCATCGCCATTGAACCTGACAACTGCAGGTGAGGCTTGAAAGTTTGCAGGAAGTGGATTACCTACATATCCCATTATGTAATCTCCATGATTGATACTGCTATGTCAGTTGCACCTGATGCAGTTAGTTTTAATGCGTCAGTTGTTTCCATTACAATTTTGTTACCTGATAATAGTTCAAGTGATGAACCTGCAGGTATAGGAGCATTGGTTACTAATTCAACGTTATCATTAGATTCGTCATTAGCATTTGTTCTATTACTTGTATTTGATTCTAAAGTAACTGTTGCAGTAACTTGACTTGTTGTTGTATTACCGAGCATAATTCCTAGCACAACAGTCGTTGTAGAACTTGCTACTGTGTAAATAGTGTCGGCACTAGTTACCCCTGCTTTAGTTACCACTTTAAATGTATTTGCCATTTTTTTCTTTCCTTATAATTATACACTATTTGTGTGTTTTTGTCAAGTTAAATTTAACCTAACGCAATCGCTAACGCAGTTGGGTCTTCACTTGAAAATCCTGCACTAGTCAAATATGTTTTTACATCTGTTAATGCTACTTGTTTCATAGTACCATTGTCATTTGTAACAAATCTGTCTGCATCTGCTAATGTTGTTGATGTTGCAGACGTATCACCATCAATTACGTTTATCTCTGCAGCCGTAGTAGTCACTGTTGTTCCTGCTATAGATAATGCATCTGTTTCAAGAGTTCCATCAAAGTCTCCATCTACTGCATCTATGTTACCTTTGAATATAGTAGCACTTATTGTTCCTGTGCTTGGATTGTAAGTTAAATTACCATCCATCTCCAAACCAACATTACCTGTGCTTGATGTAGCATCTTCTACAAAGGTAATTAAGTTTTCTTCATTTGTGCTTTCGTTGTCTGTAACTAATACATGAGCAGAGTTAGTTGCATTTGTTACTGTAACACCTGCAATAACTGTATTAAGTGCAGTTCCGTTTACTGTTATAGCATCTGCTTCTAATGTACCATCAATATCTGCATCGCCTGATATATCTAATTCAGTAGCAGTTAACTTAGCAGTTTGTAAATCTTCAAAACTAGAACCTAACTTTAATTCAAACTGAG